GTGCTTAAATATGCACCCGCATCACTAAAGGCATTGATATAAAAATCAGTTCCAACATTTGATCCACTTTCAGCGTCGTTGTCTGCCCCAAATCTCCAGCGAGCAGAGGAGTTTGTTTCCAACGCAATGTCCTTGTACCCACCAGAAATGCCATTCATGGTCATCTGAGTGCTTCCTGATGATCTGCTAAGCTCAAGGGCAGTTCCAGGAGACGTTGTTCCAATGCCTACGTTACCGTTGCTCTTAATGCGCAACCTCTCAGTCAAGGTGCTATCAGTAGTTGCATTTCTAGTAGAAAACGCCAAATCTCCCTGAGTGTTATTACTCCCACTTGTTACTAAAGATTTAATTGCTGCAAACTTCCAAGCTCCACTAGCAGCAGAAAACAATATAGTGCCACCACTGTTTGTAGAAGTTCCGTTTCCAGCAACCTCCAAGGATGTAGCTGTGGCAGTGTTAATAGAAGAAGTTTCTTCATCATTCCCTACAACGTGAAGAGCGTTTGCAGGTGACGTAGTACCAATGCCTACGTTGTTACTATCGTCAAAAACTATACTTGCCGCATTTCCTGAGTTCGTAAAAGCCAAATCCCCGTCAACATTGACACCCATCCCCCACTGCTCTGAACCAGAATTTTCCTGTATAACAATGGCAGTATCGTTGGTAGATGTCGTTTTAACAATGAGGTTTCCATCAGTTACAGCACTGCTAGATGCTGCATCACCCACTTCAAGCAATGCCTGTGGCCCTGTAGTTCCTATGCCTACGTTGCCACCATCATTAATCCTTACTGCTTCTGAATCATCTATTTCAAAGGAAAATGAGTTGTTCGTGGTGAACCTAAATGGCTCACTTGTACTGTCAGATGTAGGCGTTTTGATCTGGAAGTCTCTAGTGTTAGATCCCAAATCAGATTGAAATTTAGCTAAAACAACATCAGTGCCATCGTTGCGTACGTGAAGCTTTGAGTCAGGAGCTGGTGTGCCAATGCCGACGCCCGTAGCGTTAATACGCATCTTCTCGTTGCTAGATCCGTCACTGTTTACATGGAAACGAATGTCTGTACCACTGTCTTCCGTGAACAACCTTAATGAACCGTCTGCATAAACTTGTGCAGGATTAGATGAATTTGTCTGCCTAAAGAAAATGCTCTTGGTTGTGCTTGATGAACCATCCAATTTAATGGCAACGCCATCTGCTTGCACCTGAAGGGGAGCTGTAGGAGACGTGGTTCCAATACCAACTTTGTCGGCAGACGCATCTACAAACAATGTACCTGAGTCGAAGTTGGCATCGCCAGATGCTTCCAGTCCACCAACTACCAAGTCAGCAGCGGTGTACCCAGTGCCTGAAGTATTAACCGTAGTTGTAGGCTCAACTTCAAGCCCCTTGAAAAGCTTAAACTTATCTGAGTCACTAGCATCCTTAAATAGACCAGCGTACTTAGTGGTAACACCAGAGTTTAAAGAGTAGTCTCCGTACAAACCAACATCCACAGAGTTTGCGGCATTCTGGTTTGCTAGTTCAATTAAAGGATCTTCAACCGATAGCGTCTGCGTATTAACCGTAGTGGTTGTACCATTTACGGTAAGATTACCAGCTATAGTTACATCGTCAGGAAGACCAATAGTTAAAGTGTTATCCGATACTGATGTTTCTATCTCATTAGTAGTGCCAGCAAAATTAACTGTCTGTCCAGGAGCAATAGGATCGTCGCTTCCTGAATCGCCTCCAAGAGTCCAACCACCATCAGCGCTAACCTGAGCATCAACATAAGCAGTGGTAGCCACCTTGGTTGAGTTGTCGCCAGAGGTTTGAGTAGTTGCCGTAACGCCACTAGCAAGAACTGATGAAGCAGTTACATTCCCAGTTAGGTCTCCTGTTACATTCCCTGTAAGAGGACCAACAAGGGACGTACCAGTAATTGTCGTTCCTGTAATTGCAGCAGCAGATGCTGCTCCGATTATTGCTCCATCTATAGCTCCACCATTAACATCTATAGTGGAAAACGTGCTAGTTCCTGTAGATGTAACATTACCTGTTATGTTTCCAGTGACATCACCTGTTACGTCTCCCGTCAGGTTTCCTGTAACGTTACCAGTTACTGAACCAGTATGTGAACCTGTTGTATCACCAGTAACATCTCCTGTAAGATTTCCTGTGACATTACCAGTGACATTACCAGTTACGCTTCCTGTATGTACACCTGCACTGTTGCCAGTTAAATCACCTGTTACGTTCCCAGTAACATTACCTGTCACATTGCCCGTTACGTTACCAGTAAGAGCAGCCGTAATTGTACCAGCAGCAAAGTTTCCTGAAGAATCACGAGCTACAACCTTAGAGGCAGTGTTTGCTGATGTAGCATCTACTGCCAAAGTAAGTGCTGCACTTTCAGATCCACCATCACCACCAGTGATATACGATCCATTAGTAACACTCTGTACATAATTTCCAGTGGTGTCAGTACCAAGGGCTACGCTATTAGCCTGAATTGTTGCAGCACCACCAGCAGCAATAAGAATGTCTCCACTTACATTTCCAAAAACTTGGTCCTCTAAATTAGAAAAAGTAATCTTTCCATTGCCGCTATCGGTGTTATCCACCATAGCTACAAAGTCATCTTGAGCTATACTCGTTTCTGTAGCGAGTTCATTTAGGTCTAAAGATACGGTAAGCGTTTGCCCACTAGCTGCGGTGTCTAGTCCAGTTGCACCAGCAATGGTAAGCGTCTGGCTATCAAGATCTACTGCACCTGTTCCACTATCTCCAGCAAAGTCTAAGTCCTCAGCACTTATCTGAGTGTCAACATAAGCTTTGATGCTCTGCTGAGTAGCAAGAGATGTAGCAGAGTTAGAGGACATATTATCCTCATCTAAAATAGTTACTTCAGCAGGAGTACCTGCACTACCAGAAACGTTACCTAAAACAGTAAGATTAGTAAAGTTTTCTATCTTAGCCTTAGTAACATTGCTATCTGCAATCTTAACAGTAGTAACGGCACTTGCATTAATCTTTGCTGTGGTAACAGCACTTGATGCAATTTTTCCAGTGCTAATACCTAAATCCTTAATAATAATAGATCCACTAGAAAGCTGAGTTGTAGAATCGTCTACAGCACCTGACGCAAATGTAGCTGCATTGGCTATGTTGTTTAGCTTAGTTGACGTAACCTGATCGCCATCAGCAAAAGTATTTCCTGTTGTAAGTATTGCCATTATTCTGCTTTCTGTAAACTTCTAAACGTAGTAGCTCCTGCTACCTTTAATGCTCGTAATCTAGGTCTGCCCTTAGTTGTCGTTAATTTAAATTGTAATCCGTAAGCTCGTCGATTTCCAAATCTACCTCTTAATGAGACATCTTCGTCAATAGGCACTTCAACTCCATTAAGATCTGAAATGCTGCCTAGGTCTATTATATCATCAATATTTTCTGTGATTGCTTCTAAATTTGCATCAGAAATATTACTTGTACTTGACTGAATATGCAAGTCGAAATTGTTCCACTTTTTGCGATCAATAGAATTAAGCGTAAACATCCTAGTGACGGCAGAAGCATCAATCTGTGTACTAATTGAAGATTGTCCAACCTGTACAACGTAATTATCGGTATCGTCTGCCCTAGATTCGTACTTATGAACCCCACCATTGCGGTTCATACAGTAAACTCCACGTTGATCTCCAGCACCTGCAACGGCTAAATGAGTGTACTCCCAATCAGAATTGTTTACAGAGTCTAAGGACTCCCATTGCTTATTAACAAAATTGTAAATAAGAAGGGCATTATTTGTTATTGAATCATCAAAAGGTACAGCAAGATAGTACCTGTTATCAAAATAAACTGAAACCGATTTGTCGATGTGAGCCTTATTTATGCGTTGAATAGTACCTTCAATAGAAGCTGATAACGGAATATCCTGACCTCTAAGGTTGTACAAGTCGATAAAGTCCAAAGCATAAACGCCATTATCAGAAAGGAATATCATCTTGTTTCCAATCTGTTGAATGGTATCTTTTGCTACACAACCAACCTCACTAGTAATTAACTGAGAGCTTGAACTGCCTAAGTCTAAACTATTAGCAACAATATGTATGCTATTGCGATTAAATACAACCAATTTGTCATCAGAAAACGAATGAAATCCTACAATAAAGTCAGCTGCACCAGCATTAAATCTAAACTGACCATAAACTCTATCGTAAGTATCTGCGTCTAGTATATCCGAAAATAACGCCTCATCAACAATATTTCTGTCAGTAATTGTAGCTGATCCAGATGTTCCTGTTACATCGTACTGATACGGAACAATCAATCTACGTTGATGGTATGTTCCAAATGCAGGAGCAGGAGAGTGAGTAAATCCTAAACCAATAGAAACTGGTTGCTGAACAATAACTCCACTAATATTACTAGAATTAGCAAGCTGAATATAAAAACTTACAGTAAAAGCAGTATTGTCTCTTTCAGCTACAATAAATTGATCTCCTACTGTAAAGGTTGAGGGAGACCCCGTGCTTTCTATAGTAAAAAGATCTCCAACATTTAGGCCGTTCATTGCGGCTAAGCCACTAAATGTAGCAGTAGCTTTGCCATCAACAACATCTACCCTAGTCGGAGTAAGTTGCTTAGGTTGACTGTAATCCCCATTAGCAACAAGAGAAAATGTAGGAGAAGAAATATTCCCATCCCACTCCATGGCTATTTGACCCTTTCGGAATATGTAAAGTTTGTTAAAAGCCTGTATGACATTAGCTCCCTGTGGAACAGTTTCACCAGTAGGATAAGTTAGCTCAACGGTAGTTGCTCCAGAATCAGAAGTCTTAACAAGTACAGTACTATTAGTTGCAACTATAGCAATGTAAGATTCGGAGTCGTTATTAGGATCAGAAAACTCGCAAGATGCTTCAATAAAATTAACAGCACCATCATCAATTTTCATACCAGTTACTGTCATTGTTCCAGTAGGAGTAACAGACAATCCAGTTACTGTGTAAGTAATTGTGTCAGAATCTACTACGGTAGCAGTAAAGTTACCGTTAGGATCTATTGTTCCAGTGTAAGATAATCCACTAATGTTTACCCCAGTTTGATTATTTATTCCATGAGCAGAAGCAAAGTTTACAGTAATAACTTCACCCGATCTAGTATAGGAACTAACAGAAGGAATAGATTCGTACAAATAAAACGGAACAGTAAAAACAGCAGCAGCAAATGGAGAAGAAAAAATTTCCACCCCTTTCCTTGGTTGCCACTCACCATTCAAATCCATACGTCCGTTATTAGACTCAGTAAGAATACCTGAACGCAACTGGTCGGGACGAAGCTTATTATTGAAGCCAGCAAAACCTTGATCCAAGTCTTCTTGGATTCTATCATCTACAGCTCCGTATGAATCGTATCTTGCCATCTAGTATTTGCCTTTTCTGCTCTTAGGAGAACTCTTAGTTCGTCCACCTTTGCCTTTCCACAACTCTGTACAGGCTAAGTGTTTAGC